GGGATAGGCTGGCTAAATGTCAAAGACACACAACACAACTCCAATTCTTAACTAGGCTGGCTTAATTGAGTAAAAAGAACTCGTGAACGACAAGCTCACGAGACAAAAATCTCAACATAGTACCTAACTATGAATCTTCCATTAAAGGAAGGAGCTTGTGTTCCTCATCTTAACTTAGATGAGTTGGCGCACCGCAACGCCTGAAAATCCGTGTACCATTTCACGCAAATTCTTTGTATTTGTTCCAAAATATTTGAACCGGAAGGACCATTAAATTGATGTACTATAAATGGTTCAAAAGAATTTACATGCATGCAATAAATTGCACTTGGTGCATGGACATATTCCCTTCGAAACTTCGCATTGAAAGCATAAACAGTTCTTCGTAATTGTTTGCTATCAACTTTAGATTTCTTGACTTCTACTACAAGATAATGCATATGCTTATTTTTAAAAGCAAAAACAAAATCTCCTATTCCATTTGGAAAAACCCATTCTCTTAAAACTAATTTGAGATTAGAGGGTAAAGTTGCAAGAAGTTCTTTCATCAGAGGATCATCCTTTGGAGGTCTTTGCTCAAATGTTGAGAGCGTATAACCAGGATTTAGCATCGGTTGTGAAAGCGAAATTTCTTTGGGTATGGAGCTATTTTCAGAAGATCTTGGTTTATCTTCGTCATTCTGTTCTTCTTCTTTGGATTTGACAAGGGAATCAAATTCCTCTCTTGTCCACCAAGAAAAACGATAACTCCAAATTTTATCGGAGATCATTGGTAATCTCACGCCACAAAAATCAAAAATATTCCATAGAGTTTCTGAGGATAAACCTTTAGATTGAAACTTATAAATAACACCTCCTTGCAAAAATGCAAAATGGGTGTAGTCTGAATCTCTAACGTTTTCCAAAAATGATTTATATAGTGGTTTAGAATAACAAGGAGGAATAACAGTTCCACCTTGAGCCATTATCTGATTATCATTTAACTTTAACTCTTTACGGAATAAATTTTTGATATATGAAACACTAGTTTTGAATAATAGGAACATATCAGTACGGTTCCGATTAGTTTGAGTATCAAAACGAGAATTTATTTCATCAACGAAATCTTGTTGTTTGCGTAGATGTTCCAAAAATAATCCTCTCAACTCGGAAAGAAATACTTCTTTACTAGCAGTTTCAAGCAAAACTTCAGATTGTCCTTGAGTTAAATTATAAGTACGTCCTTGATGTTCATCTCTAAAATCATTAGCAGATGAATGTGTAAAAGTTGGTCGCATAACTAGGAAGGTTTGTTCCATTCCATCTCGAGTTATTAAAATCTGACGAGATATACGACGAATAAGTGCCGACGTACAATTAACCCATGGAAATGCACCTGCAAATCCTTTTTGATTAGTAGTAACAATGACTAAATCAGGATTAATATAGATGTTTCCTTTCATTTCCACGTTAGGATTAAGTGAAGTTTTGTTAATGTTGTTGACAAAGTCGATAATCTTATGAAAAGGATTCTTTGCAGAAGAATGATTTGGATTATCTGCATCGAGATCATCGAAAATGACAACTTTATGATTGGTCCTAAATTCTGATTGAAATTCGTCATTTTCATTTAATGTGACGATTTCATCAGCATATGCTTTGCCATAACGTGCTTTCAATAATGCAATTGCAATATCAATTGCAATCGTTGTTTTCCCAGTACCAGGGGGACCTTGCAAAACTAACAATAAAGGTTGTTTGCGTAATTTGGCATTGCTATTGTCTAAATACAAACTCTCAAGAACTTGGGAGACTCTAAAATGAGTGGTTCTTATTGGTTCACGACGCTCAATAGCAAAAAGTATCTGGGTTGCTTTCTTGGCGAGCAAAAGTAAATTGATGTACTGATCTCGGGAATATTGCGCTATTTCTAATGCTCCGGCTTTGACAGCAGGACCTACTGCCAAAAGTTCATCAATATACAAACTATAATACATAAAACTACAAATTCCATATACTATAAAAAAGAAGATACCAGTAGCTGATATCATGTAAATATATAAATTATAAAGATAAATATTGGTTGGAATACCTCTTGAATTAAACAGAAACAGTGGTATTAATCTGTTCTGCGATTTGATATGCTGCAACAGCAAGCGTTTACAAGACTTTATCATTATCCTGCACCGTAATCAATACTGTTGCTTCTTTGTTCGCCGTGGCTTAAAGGGAGACAAATGAACTAAACTACCTTATAATAAATAGAAATAAATATGAATTGTGAATAAATTAAAATACAAAATAAATATAACAAATGTAAACATATAAAATAATAAAATAAAATTTAAAAATAAACTAAAAATACAAAATTGGATATATAAAATAAACAAACTAAAATATAAAATAACATAAATAAATAGAACTACTAAATGTAGACACATAACATATTCAATTTTCTAAAAACATATTAATCAAATTGAAAATAGAATAAATGATCGTTATCACATATATAAAGGGGATAAGGATTGTAAAAAAAAAAAAAAAAAATAAATTTTAAATTTATCCAAACGAAATGTGATATAATTCTTCGAATCAAAATTTTCTATCAATATGAATAATTCTAAAATAAAAGATATAAAACCTTTTTGTCAATTCAAACACACAACTTAAGTGATCTATAGAGGATAAAAACATTTCACTCTACAACAACTATATAAGTTGGAAAGAATATACTAATAACAATAAGGTTCTAAATACTAGAATATACTAAAAGTAAATACAAGAGAAAGTAAATAAAATTTAACAAAAATATTCCATTTACACAATTTTATCAGAATCAAACATAGTATCAATGTTCTCTTCATCACATCCCATGCTTTCAGCGAAAAGCTTGCGTGGATTAGTAAGATTCAACTCATAATCATGTTTCAGAATTTGAGTCATCTCAGCATAAGAAATCCAAACAACATGTGGTCGTAATGAAGGATTCAATTGAACTATTTCTTTCATCTTGTTTTGAAAATCATCATAAAAAGACTGTCCATGTAAGTAAGCTTCACGGAAAGAATTATCGGTGTAAGCACCAAACTGTTCTTCATGTGAAAGAGGACTTTCAGTGGTCTTCTTAACAAAATAAAATTTCTTCATAATAGAATCGTGTTCAATAGGGGCAACAACCATTCCTAATCCATCATGTTTAACAAAAGATCTTTTCAAAAAAGAAATCTTTGATAGATGAAGATAAGGAACAGATTTTGCTTCTTTTTCAGCCATAGTATACTCAATAGCTAAATTTTCGAAAACTTTCTGACATGCAGTATGGTTGTACCAACCGCATGAACGATGAACACCAGCATTGTTATCATCGCCAAAAGTTGCGAGTTTTACGTTTTTGCAAAAAGGAATAGTTACTCTTGGGTTGAGAGCATAATAGGCATATCGCATCATAATAGAATTACAAATACTATTCAATTGAACAGTAATTAAATTTCCAGAAGGATTGCCATTTGCAAAACGATATAAGTCGCCTTCATACAAAATATTGGGATGAATAATATCGGAAAGAGCTCCTCTAACAAGCATGAGCTCTTCTTCATTCAGTCCAATTTCTTTGTACCATCTTTCGAAAATTTTTGCTGCAGATGAAGTAATTTGAGCAGCCATTCTGGTGTCAAAAGCACCAAAATCTCCTGCGATCATGTTGTCTTCACCATATTCACAGAGAAACTCTTTTAAATCTTCCCATTCTTTCGACATAGGATTAATGCCAACAAGGCATTCAGTTTCTCTCCAAAAACGACGCATAAATTCAGGAATTCCTCCTAAAGCTCTGCGAGAAGCAACAAAGTTGGCAAACGGACTGCCATAAAACTTTCTTACTTTTGCAATAGCTTTTTTCTTAGGAAGTAATTCATTTACTTTGCTATTCGCTTTGTAAATAGGTTCAGAACGTTCTCCTTTGCTCCAAGCATCGATTGTTCGATCGATTTCGCTTTGGATATCATAAGCATCGTTAAATTCACGAGGAACTTTCACGACTGATTCGTCAAAAGGATCACGTACAAGACAATGTTTCTTAGACTTTCCTATAGGAAAGCCAGCAGAAGTGGCATTGGGAAGACCACACAAATTTCCATCATGTGTTCCATCCATAGCTTCTTCTTGAGTATAAATACGCAAAATTGACTTTAATTCGTCTTTATGTTCGCGTAATACAGCTAAAGTTTGTTGAGCATAATCTTCAACAGCACGTTCTAAGATTTTATGCTCATAATGTTGTACAGGATCATGTAACTTATTGAGAGTTTTCATAGATTTCTCAATATCGTTCGGATGAACGGGAGGAATATGTTTGCAAGGACCAAGTATATCTTCAACACCTTTAAAGGGTGTTGGGATATATGGCGTTCTTGCACGACTGGCGAGGTTTTCACCGTCTTTCTTAACTTTTCCAAAGTAAGTTACAATGGCAGACTTGCCTAATCCATCTTCACGAACATATAAAGGCGGTTCATTGAAAATTTCATAGTTAGTGCCATAAGTATTGACCTTAATTTCTCCTGCACTATGAGGAACTAGTGTATAACTAGTTTCCTTAAGTTGGTCAATACCTTTTTGGATCATTGGTCGAGTAATGGATGTAAGCCATCCTGTCCTTCCACCATTAGTGAGTCCAGCAACATGATAACCATAAATCAATGCCTTACTTGTGTCGACATACATGCCTCCACATAGTCCTGCGAATGAGTTAAACTCTAATTCACAAACATAAGGATCATCGATAATAAATTCATGTACTGTATTGCGATTGCCATAAATAAAACCTGGCTTTTCTCGCATTCCAAGATAATGTAATTGTGATTTTCCTTGGTCATTAATGAATGGACGTATGGCTTGTTCAGATTCATAAATCTCATTATCATGAGACTTCCAAACTAATTTTGTCGCACGAGTGCGAAAAGTAGGAGCAGTCTCGGGAAAGAAATCTAAGAAACTATTAGAAGCAGGAGAAGAAGGTAAATGAACTAGTGCCATATCTTTTTCAGGCAAAATGTAAACCATCTTCTTTGTAATACGTTGATCCTTAGTCTTCGCAGAAGGAATTAGGGGAGACATTGAAGTCTCAATATCAAATTCATCAGTCTCAGGAAGAGCATGACTAGGAATCATAATAATATTACTTGCAACTATCAAACCATTAACAGTTGTGACCAATTGTCCTTGGGATTTCACTAGTACAACTCGTAAAGATTTGTGTAACATCTTAATCAAATCTTCAGGTGTTGTAGTAGCAGCAGTCTTTGTCATCTTTGGAGGAAGACGCGAATAACCTTCTTTATAATCTCTTTCATCTTCAACTCTCGCAATATGGCGAGGTGAAGGTTTCTTCAACATATTGTCAAAGATAGGACAGAAATTATCAAAATAGGTTGTCTTGTCTTCTGTTTGCAACAATGGACGAACTACTTTATAAGCATTATAAATAGCATAAAAAGCAGCACCAAATGCAAAGTATTTCATTATATTGTCTTTCACATTATCTTTAACACGTTGCCAAGTACTAGAAAAGTAATCGACACGAGATTGTAAAACAACATCAATCTCTTCAAGAATGTGATTATAGATCTGGTATGATCCATAAATAGAACTAAACAATGCAATGATTCCAAAGAACCGTCCAAACAAAATAGAAATGAACGGAGACAAAAGGAATATACAGAGTGCACAAAAGAAATTTCTGCGATAAGTGTATAATAACTGGCAGAAAATTGCATTTCGATGCAAATTTGTGAGTCCTTGCATACTACCATGTAAAGCAGTACGTAAATCCCATAAGGTTGTGGTGGGAAGATTGCGTAGAAAGCCCAAACTAAAATGAGCTTCTGCTTCTACAGTGTGTTCATCACTATCATCAGAAGAAAGAGATTCATCATCTTCAAAATGTGCGTTATTGATTGCAATGTTTTGCTCAACTTGTTGGAGCTCTTCATCGCTATCATAATCATCAACAACACTGATCAAATCTTCTTCAGATAATTGTTCACATAAACATAACATTGTAGGAATATGGCAATGTGGGCAAAATTTGGCTTCATCAAATTCTTTTTGTGCATTCATTTGATTTGCTTGAGTTCGTCTATGATTGCGAACATCTTTAGCAATGAATAAGCACATGAAATGAAAGTCTTTATCAAAAGATCCATCTTTCACCCATTCATGTCGAGGAATAATATCCCAGACAATCTTCCCGTCTTCATCGATGTAATCAAACCTTTTTAGAATTAGTCGATACACATCGAATCTTGTTTTGGGTTGTCGAGCAAGACCACCAAAAGAGTTTTGGAACTCTTCACGGATCTCAATATCGACATGCAAAGCAAACCGTCGAAGAATACTTTCAGCACAATTGGAATGCTTTTGAGCAGCAAGATCATCAACATTTGTTGTGACCAATAAACCTACATTCCCGGGATAAAATTTTCCTTTTTCAGAGGCTTCAGCTTTCTCTAACGGTCGTGGAATTGTATTAACATAATTGAGAATACGATCGTAGTTTGGTTTTTCGTTTTTGCTATTAGCAACATCATCACAAACAATGATCTTATGGGAAGGATTAATAGTAGACTCAAACTTCTCCATAATATTTGTCAATACAATAGATCCTCTTTTACGAGAATCTTCACCATAGGCGTTCAGAATGATTTTTGATAACATTCCAGAAATATAGCTTTTACCACATGAGGATGGTCCAGCTAATTTAATGCCGTATGGTTCAGGTCGGGATGGAGCTTCGGCTAAACGAGCATACCAATCGAGACGCTTTTGAGTGAGCGTTTTAATAAAATTGGAAATCGCAAGTTTTTGTTGAACGGAAGTACATACACGTGCTAAATTCTCAGCTTCTGTAATTGCAGCTTCTAAACGAGATTCGAAGGAGCTTAAAGTCATATTAAATCGATCTTTTAGCTCAACTTCTTTGTTCGAAACTGCAAATACAAAAGCGCTCTCAAGTAGACGCACTTCAGATTCAAAAGCTTTTGCTTCATCCTTTCCAAAGGAGAATATGTCCCATTCTCCAGAAAGAATTTGTTGCCAATGGCCAAATACAAATTCCATGGCTTGAAAACATGACATAATAATATCTTTAGTGTCAGGTAAAGCCTTTTTGAAAATTTGATACTTTTCATAAGCAGTTTTAAGATCAAGTGTTTCATAAGCAACTAATTTGCTTAAGGAAGCATACAAAGATGCTATCTTTAAGAAAAACTCTTCGATCTTTTTCCATAAGCAATCATTCACAAAGTTATCGACATTTGTGAAAAGATCAGTAAAGAATGCTTTTATCAAATCGTATTTGGAGTCAGCATGCGCGCTAGTTACATCAAAGATCATGCAGAATGCGGTAAAGGCATAATCAGCATAATCTTTTGGAAAGTATCGTAAAAATAATGTAGAAATATTCAACGAAATTGAAGTCCATGACGAATTGTTATAGATGTTATATAAAGTAGTAAATACATCCATGACAAAATTCAAAGTTTTTTCGCCAATTACTTCGCGAATACTCTTCAGGTACTCAATTACAAAATGTAATTTATTTAGAATACCTGGATAACTTTCACTAGAATGTGCAACAGCACGCTTATTTTTAAGTCGTTGTAGAACAATGTCACAATCCTGTAAATTCTTAGGATTTTTATTTCCGACCTTGGATCGAATTTTCTCCATTTTTGAAATAACATCGGAGATTTCGTGGTCGATTTTTGTGACATATTTATCATGTTTGCGTCTGTTAGATGTGACATTTCGTGCATGTTTGGCACGACATGACTCTTTGTAGTCACATTGAGCATGAATATGCGGATAGCAGGATCCAGTCATCTCATAATTGTGACGCAAACGATTAAACCTTTGTGGATAGAGAACATAAAAATGTTTTCTAACGAATTCATCACTTACAAATGATCGTAAATCGAACATAGTGGGAGTACACGAGGGTACATGTTCGAAATCAATAAGTGACATAAACTGTAACGAAAAACCTTCTCTTCGTGCATTAATAAAAGTACAGCTCTGTAGATCAAGAGCTTGCATAGACAAAGACAAGGGCGAGAAATCCATCTCTTGAGGTTGTGTGACACCCCCAAACGCTAGTTTTTGGTTTTGGTTTTGGTTTTCGGCGAGAATATTGGTGAAACCGCGCAAGCGCGGGATTCGAGATCCTCAAGCTCGAATAATTACACGTGCCCATTACAGGCGGGTCCCAATTTGGATCTAGGTGCATCGGTCCGTTCACGGATTACTAAGGACGTACACACATTGATGGGGCAATGCTCAACCATTTTGTCGCTAAACCCGGTATGGTCATCCGGCATTCACTTCCTACCACCTCGAAGAGACATCCCTGTCTCAACGCAGCTTTAAATAATAGGTAAGTGCTGGTTATCTCACAATAACACACCAATTGAGAATAACAACGACAAAGTACAAATATGACGGGGATCGCCCGTCACTTTACAATGAAGTTCAAACAAAAAGTCATCTAGAGACCTTATATGGAGGGTGGCATCACCAGTTAATCCACTCCACAATCTCAGGGTAGTATCTTGTTCTAATAAACAAAGTACCTGCACAGTATCGCTATCATCCAAAAGAGGATCAATAGCTAATGTGAAACCTATCTTTCACTTATACAATAGATAGTTTAATTACGCACACAGTGCAACTCTTGCGAGAAAAACATCAAAACATTAAAGTTCCATATCATTATCTGCAATATGAGCCATCGAGTCTTCCAATAAAGGAACTCTTTAAACTCGCATTATCAACATTACATTTCAAGGAACTGAAAAGTCTGATTATCATCATAAAAATGATCGACGATAGAACTAAACTTCAAATGAGGTTTACTCACACCGAAGGTGTGAGCCCAAAGACAAATCATGTCGGTCGTTTAGCAGTTTAACTAACGACAATTGCAACTTTGGAAATTCATAAAATGAACTACTGCATCCATATGCTGTTTGTTCAAACAGCTGGATATCTTTAGGAATCATCACTGATTCCAGGCAATGTTACCACCTAGTTTGCCGACTAGGCACGGGAAAAATTGTTGTTGCTTGATTCTTAGTGACCAACTAACTGTAGAATCGATAGAAGATCAAATGAACCTACACGCCTGAAGCGTGGAAGTCTAAGAGATCTTTACGATTCAAGCGTGAGCTAGACACGTATAAAACGTAGCTAA